CGCTCGAGCGGTATGCGACCGACCAGGTGGAACATTGGGATGTGCATCTAGAGTACGGGTTTCGTAAGGCTTATAAAATATTCGCGAAACCAAGAACTGGGAAACACATCCAACCCTTGCAGGGGACCGATGTTATCACCGAAGCGCTGAAACTCTCTAAGAGTTCTGGTTTACCTTTGATGGTGAAGAAGGCTGATTCATTAGTCTATTCATTTGATAGGGAAGATCAAATTCGAAGGGGTTTGAAAGCGCCTAACCCATGTGTAGCTTATAAGCGAACACAGAAGGGAAACAAGACCCGGCTTGTCTGGGGCTATCCACTAGAGATGACTATAATGGAGGCAAGGTTTGCACGACCTCTCATCGATCACTTCAAAGTACGTCGAACGCCTATGGCTTTCGGTATGACGACGTGTGAGTTGGGAGCCTACATTCATAATCGTTTCGAACAGCAACCAGGAGTCTCTGTGTGCCTCGATTATTCAAAGTATGATTCTACAATCAGTGCTGAGATGATTCGTCGCGCTTTCACAATCCTAGCTACATGGTTTGAGAAAGAAAAGCAGGAACTATATGGTTGGGAAACCATAATCAAGTACTTCATACATACACCCATCGTTATGCCAGATGGACATCTGTATGTTGGAAAGAATCATGGTGTACCCAGTGGATCTTACTTCACACAGCTCATTGATAGTGTGGTAAACGTAGCGCTCTGTTACGCACTCTCCTCCCGGTTTGGTTTCGAATTTTCGGAACGAGGAGTTTTCGTTATGGGTGACGATTCTATCATGAGAATAAGAGGTAAGTTTTCTCTTCCCGAGATGGCAGCTTACTTGCGTGAGTTCGGACTCATCCTTCATGAGGATGAAAAGTCTCGTGTAGGTGAAAACCATTTCGTGGGAGCGGTTTGGGAAAAGGGTAAGCCTAACTCTCCTTTAGATGAACTTACTAAGAAGGCAGTCTATCCTGAGCAATTCAGGGTCTATGGCGAGAAATCGCGTAGAGGAGCAGAAGACGTCCTTCGAAACTATGCTACAAGCTATCTCAGCGCGTGGCAACTGGTTCCAAATTCTAGGCCTTATCTTATGGTGGCGCTAGATAAGCCTTGGATGGACGAACAAGTCAACCCGGAACATTGGAGTGCAGCTGATCGATTCTTCTTTGAGGAATACAAGCAGATCGAGCCAATGCGAAAGAGCGACGCCGCCTTGTCATTAAGATTTTTCTTATAACAAGAGGCTCAGTAAGGAGAGAAAAC